ATGTACAGCCCGGTACAAATAGCCAATAAATTCATAACGTTGGGAAACCAACATCATAATCCTCTGACCCACATGCAACTGCAGAAGCTTACTTATATTGCACATGGTTACTATTTAGCATTAACAGGTAAGCCTTTGCTCAATGAATGTGTCTCCGCGTGGAAGTACGGTCCAGTTATTCCTGGAATGTACGATGCTTTCAAAGATTATGGGAATAAACCTGTTACGAATGTAGCAGTAGCTCCTTTTGGTGGCATTGTTACTATGGATCCACAAGCAGAGAGCATTATAGGGGCTGTTTATAAATTTTACGGCTCGAAAAATGGAATTGAGTTATCAACTCTAACTCATATGCCTGGTACGCCTTGGTCACAAGCTTATAATGGTATTGGCTCGTCAATCATCTCAAATGATGCGATCAAGGCTTATTATCATGATTTATTGAATAACCGACAGCAATGTCAGGGCCTCTGAAAAAGTAATATTCAGGGATGACATGTCTCACAATTCAGATATCTATAAACTTATCGGAGCGGCCGCAGGTGTTGAAAATGGTCGCTCTGAAGCATCCTTAAACTCTACTGACAGTCAAGAACAGATTTTTAAATCTGCATTTGAGCCGTCTAATCATGAGAGCGACGATGATTCTTCTTCAGAAAATAAAGCTATTCTGGAGGCAGAAGAGTTTGGTTCTAATACTGGTGCATTGCATGAGTTTATGCAGCAGAACAGAATGGACAGTCTTCAAGCTCAGCTTGATATGCTCAAATCACAAGTACGGGATAAGATAGCTGACGCAACTGGTAAAGAAATAGACAATGAGCTTCGGACAAAAATGGCCTCATTCACGGTTTGGTTTATGTCGTGTTGGTGCTTATTCGTTGTCGCAATGTTTACATCGTTTCTTATTGCACATGAAGGAAAGCCTCCAGTTGAAGCGATCGTTGCATTACTAGGTACAAGTACAATTAGTATTGTTGGTTTGGTTGGTTTCGTTGTTAGTGGATTGTTCAAATCAAGAAAAGATAGTGATAAAGAAAAATAACCCGTACATATACGGGTTATCCATAGTTTTAGTTTAGTTATATTTTTGTTTTTCCGTTCTGACTTTTTCCCACTCAGCTCGCCCTTCTTCCCGTCTTTTGTCAATATATTCCGCAAGATCCTGAATGTTGATGCAACGTTTTGCTTTTTGTGATGTACCGATGCGATATGTAGGTACAGGCAACTTACAAGCGTTTGCTTTTGCTTCTGCTGTGGCTGGACTCATACCAAAGTATTTTTGACTAACTGCTGAGAGTTCAATGTTTGGGGTATTGAATTCAGCCATCAGTAAAAACAAGGTGTTCATAATTTTCTCCATCAAAACCGGCTGCACCCGGGAAAATCATAATTCTGTGCTGGTGGCAGGAATTAGTTTCTGCCAGATAGCGGAAACATATTTTGCCTGATGACGGGCATCAGCCAGGGCGTTGTGCCGTTCTCCATCGAAAGGCATGTCCATTTTTGGGTCGAATCCGATGGAACGCCCAAGCGTAACGATCGTGCGTACATCGTGGTCATTCCAGTACGCCCACGGGCAGATTTGTCCTGCTCGCTCGTAAGCTCCACGTAAAATTACGTTGTCGAAGGTGGCCCCGTTACCCCAGACTTTTAAATATTTTGTATTGTCTGCATGCTGATTAATGAAATGGCTCAGTTCAGAGAGTGCATCGCTGATCGACAAAGTATCATCAATACAGATTGCAGCTCGTGCTTCAGAGCTCTGTTTCAACCACCACAGGATGGTATCGCCGTCAGGTGTAGCTCCTTGCCCCATAGCACTTTCCAGGCTAACAACCGTATAGAATTCTTGTCCGATGTCTCCGGTTTCTGGAGTGAAGAACACCGCGCCAATGGAAACGATCGGTGCATCCTTATTTTTCCCCATCGTCTCAAGGTCGATCATTAAGTTATTCATTACTTCACCTCCTGCGGCGGTTCCGGTAGCGGCATCCAGTGGGTTACTTTCAATGCCGGTTCTTCCCCATCGTCAGTAACTGCCCACCATTTGTTTCTCGAACAATCGTAATACCCTTCGAAGGTATCGCACTCAGTCCAGCCGTAAGACTTACCCCAACACCAAACATATTGTTTATCGTTCGGCATTCGCTCACTACAGCTTATCCAACCATCCGGAGTTACCGGAGAGTTGCCAGACAGCTTGTTCAACTTGTAAGTCTGGCTTACAGGTTTGACACCGTGAAGCATGGTGGCGCGGCAGGCGTTCCAGCCTTCATCAAAACCGACTATGCCATTATTTAAAGTCGGACGAGCATCTGGCACCACCGGCACTGGCTTGGCTATATATAGCGGCTGAACATACCAGCCCTTTGATAACCAACTGTCAGCAATGTTTTTACTCCTGGTTATTGCTGGAATACCTAAGTCATTGTCTGAATGTAGCCATGCCACCGGCTCCTCTTCCAGCGATGCCAGAGCAATTTCATAAGCACGGCGCTCAATATCGTCTCGAACCTCCAGGCTGCTGATACGCTCTTTGATTTCTTTAATCAGTTCTTTATCGGTAAATGTGGTCATTATGCTCCAGCCTCCGGTGCTTTTGGCATTACTGCCCAGTGAGTGATATTGACGCTTTCAATGTCCCCGACCTGAAATGTCCACTGCCATTCTCCGGTTTCTTTTTGTCCCCAGGTGTACCAGAGAGAACGCCAGCCAATCAGCCAGCCTTCTCCGTTAGCATCAAATAACAGAACACTTTCATTTGCTGGTGGTAGTTCAGCTGACACTGGTATTATTTTGTTTTCCAGTGCCGCACATTTAGCTTCAAGCGCATCGAATTTACGTACCAGGTACTCAGCATTTGTTTCGTTCACTTTCAGATCTCGCGGTACACATTTCCCGCGAAGAAACCCTTCCATTTCGAAAACATTCATGCGCATTTGCGTAACTCCGATAACTCGTTAAAACGTTCCATAAACATCCCGTAGGCATGGCCTGGAGCCAGTGGAATCACTTTGAACATCTCTGTTGCCGGGATACCTTCCAATACAGGCCAGAAAGAGCCATCATCAAGTCCGAGATCGCGGCGTTCGGTTGCCAGCATGATGAGATCGGCATATTTCACTGGCGTGCTCATAACAGGAGGTAACCCGTATTTCTCACGGATTACGGCGTCTATTTTTTCTTCCATCCGTTTATAGTCAGGAAGAAGGCGTTTCAGTGGTGCGGGGATGTCCTGGCAATACGCTTCTGTTGCATCATGCATTAATGCTTCAAAAGCAAATTCCTGCGGTACCAGCTGGCTGCAAAGCACCGCATGTTGGGCGACGCTGTAGAAATGTGAAAGATGTCCTGCAAAGCGACAGATATTTGAAAGAGAAACCGCGATATCGTTAATAACGATGTCGTCTTTATTTATCCTGTCATAATAAAAATGCTTCCCGGAAAAAGTTTTAATAAATGACATTTTGTTCTCCACGTTATATGCGCTGCACCGCGCTGAATTCTGGTAAAAGGAAGCCCTCACCATCCGGCGATTATTGAGTTAATTACGTTTCCATAAATGCCCCCGCAGGGGCATTTGCAGTAATGAAATCAGGCGGTGAAAGTACCAATAAAGGTTTCTACTTTGCTGTCTTTGAATTTCTCAACAAGCAGATCACGAAATTCGTTAGCCATTTCTTCCTGCACTGCTTCCAGCTGAATAATGCGCAGAACCAGTACAGGACGATCGCCAGTGATAATGCTGAGGCGTAATTTAAATGGACGTTCTTTCAGACCTTCAAACGGAACGCATTTAAATTCAAATGCCACTGGCATAATATCTTTGGTCTTCGCTTCGACAGACTCCATCAGGGAGCGTTTGCCGCTGAAGTCATTATCTTCAAAATCAGCGGTCTGGTTTGCTTCAATCGTGATTTTACGGACCGCCGCAGCCGCTTTTGTTGCCTGAATAGCGTCACCATTAGCATCAAAGCCCACAAGGTAGTCGGCCCAGTCTTCAATCCATTCTGCCAGTGACTTCTGGGAATGACGCTCGCCGTTAACAGACAACAGAGCAGAGAACGGTGCTGTCTTTTTCAGTTTGAGAGTGGCGGTGTTATCTGCGTGACCTGGTTCATCAATAGTACCCAGGTTAAGCACACTGACGGCTCGCATATTATCGGCATCGATAAAGCAGCGGGTGCCTTCATCTGCAAGATCTTTAGAATAACGGGTAAAGTCATCGATGCTGGCAGTGGAAAGCGCACCACGGAAACGGAAGCGATTTAAATTAAATTTTTCCAGATCATGAATGCGGAAATTTTCAGGTAATGCCACTGCGTCGGCACCAATATTACTGATAATTTCATTAACACCCTGAGCAGAAATAAGGGCATGGATTTGATTAATTGCGGTTGCGTCTAAGTTCTGAGACATAATAAGTCCTCACTATATAAAGATATTCAGTGATGAGATAAATAATCAGTTTATTAATAACGTATTAATGACCTGCTGCGCGGAGTTTTCCGTCAGGTTCACCGGCAAGAGTCAGTAATTGTCCCTGGTCTTCCTGCAGAATAGTCAGGCGACCACCGCGATTGACATACATCGGCGTTTCGGTGGTGTCTTCTTCGGAAATTTTCCCGCGGTTAGTCGGGCGAACATATGAGAGTTTGTGTTTGATTTTCACACGGTTCTCATCAAACGGTTCGATTTCCAGGTTGAGCGAGACCTTACCTTTGGTTTTCGTGTTCATCACACCGGAAGCGACTTCACTGAGAACTGCGCCGATTTTGGTTTCAAATACGCCGCCGTCCAGCTCCCCGATAAATGCCTGCACATCAGTACTGCGTTCGCTAGCCATTTTGCTGCTCCTCATCATATCGACCCTGCAAGGTCGGTTGGTTTCTCCACAAAACAGAGAAGAACACCTGCGGTGGCAGCCGCCCGGATGGATTGGGTTATGAGCCCGTCGTCCGGTGATGCTCTTCTCTGTTTTGTAAAAAGAGCGGTACCAGCCGGAAGCAAGTGTACAAACTGGTACCGCCAAAGCAGTGGCTGTTGTGGCGGGATTGTCACTCAGGCGTATGGTCAGCCTGACAATCCGGTGTCCTCAACGGGGAAAGAGTAACCCCGCCATACTTACCGCCGCGCCATTTCGCGGATTACCACAACGCTGAGAGCACTTAGCCAGTTACGGCACCACACTTTGTCGCGGTTCCATAAATGCCCTCATCGTTGCACCCTGGTCTCTTCCCAGGTGTCAAACCGAACCGCCACGCTGGTTAGGCGTCTTATCAGCATCATCATTGACTTGCACATTCCGGCTACCTGGTTTGTTTGCCCGAGCAAGGAGTGGATTGTCCCCTTTAACGTCCCCAGACCGCTAACGACGCATGTGCCATACGCCGTGTTACAACCAAATTTTGTTAGTACCTTGTTTGTAGGTCTGGAAAGAAAGATAAAATGAAGTTGCGCATTATGCAAGTGTTTTTATTGCGAGATATGCAATTTAGTGGGTAATGAAAAGCCACCTTCTGGTGGCTAATTGATGTTGAGGTAGGGGGTTAATTGTGTCGCTTAAGGGTTTGTGACTGACTGATTAAGACCTTTCCAAAGACCATAAACCGGTGTTCGTTTTCGCTGGTAATTCCCCATTCGCGGTAAATCTGATTATCAGAAATTACCAGCAGTTTATCAGGTATCATTTGCAGTCGTTTGACGTAAATTTTATCATCAAAACCAAATACATATATACCATCCCCATCAAACTGATTGATACTGATATCAACGAAGATGAGATCTCCTGGCTCAATGGTTGGACACATACTGTCCCCACGAACGTTGATAACTTTAATGTGATTTGCTGGTCGTCCACCAAACATCGATACAGCATTATCAGTTCTGTATTCAATGGCATGAATCACATCAATGACATCACCGCCCTGGATAAGGCCATTTCCCGCACTGGCACTGACATCCAGCATTTCAATACGGAATACATCCTTCACCTGCGCAACATCCTCACTAATACTGTTTTTACATACAGTATTACTTTTGAGGTCTGAGGTAAAGAGATCAGCAATATCAACACCTAAGCTCCTGGCAATATTACTCAGGGCTTGTTCAGTGAATTGTTTCTGCTTACCTGTTTCGAGGCGCGAGATATTCGCCGCATCCACTCCTATTGCTTCAGCGAGATCGGCGATTTTCATGTTCTTCGCCTGGCGAAGTTGTCTGACTCGATTTCCTATGTTCATGCGTTTATTACATTTCTTTATTGCGCGTTAAGCAAATCAACTTGCGCAAAATATTTGCGTGAAATAATATGCTCATCACGCAATATGTGGAGGTTATATGCAATCACCATTACGGAATGTGCGTAAGGCGCACGGATTTACTTTGCAGCATGTTGCTGCGGGCGTTCAGGTCAATCCAGCGACGCTGAGTCGTATTGAAAGACTGGAACAAATTCCATCTATCGATCTTGCAGAACGTCTGGCCAATTTTTTTAAGGGTGAAATCAGCGAAATGCAGATTCTTTATCCGGCACGTTTTCAATCTAGCCAAAACCAGAATGGGTTTAAACCACAGGAACAGGAGGTAAGCCGTGGGTAAGCATCACTGGAAAGTGGAAAAACAACCTGAGTGGTACGTGAAAGCTGTCAGAAAAACTATCGCGGCATTGCCTGGGGGTTACGCTGAAGCTGCTGACTGGCTGGATGTAACAGAGAACGCTTTATTCAACCGCCTTCGTGCAGATGGCGATCAGATTTTCCCGCTGGGATGGGCAATGGTTTTACAGCGCGCGGCTGGCACTCACTACATTGCGGATGCTGTCGCACAGTCTGCTGGTGGGGTGTTCGTATCGCTTCCTGAAATTGAGGAAGTAGAGAACGCCGATATAAACCAGCGCCTGCTGGAAGTCATCGAACAGATCGGGAATTACTCAAAGCAGATTCGTTCGGCAATCGAAGATGGGGTCGTGGAGCCACACGAGCAGACAGCAATTAATGATGAGTTGTATCTGTCAATTTCGAAGCTCCAGGAACATGCAGCACTGGTCTACAAAATCTTCTGCGCTCCAGAAAAGAGTGACGCCCGCGAGTGTGCAGCTCCGGGCGTCGTGGCGTTTTGTGTCTGTGGAGAAACTAACGCATGAACAGTTTAACGGCAAATAACCGTTTGTCGCAACAGCTGGTGGTCAGTGTCGCTGAACACCTGTTGTTACGGCATGAATGCAGATTACCAAATCACCTGGCTGTAAGTAACCACAGAGAACTTTACCTGACTGTGGGGGGCGAGTTGTGCAGGAACTTAACCGCTGGTTTCGTGACGGAAGAGGGCTTTATGTCCATGTTATTCGTTGGGAACCAGAAACACAGCGCGTTATCTATCTTCGCAAAGACTACCCGCATGAGTGCTTTAGTCCTTTGTGGAAATTCAGGCGTGATTTTGTTGAGTGTGAAGGACCACCAGCACATTGATTCTGCCATTCCGGGACGTTACACTGTTCAGGCACCTTATAAAACGGGTGCCGGGCGTGGAAACCCGGAATTCACCAAAGCGCACAACCGCGCTCTTGCGGTTTTTTTGTGTCATGAGCAGCATTACGCCCAAATTATGGTGGGGCGTGCAGGGCCAACTTCGGTTGGGCCGGGTTCTTTGGTGACCGGTATTTCCACCCCTGTACGTCTCACCACCAATAAGGTCGTGGAAAGCCTTGGTGGTGAGTTATTAAAAATCACCAAAGAGGCTGCCATCATGGCTACGATCCCAACCCTCACTCAACCTGAAATTGCCATCGTTGATGGTCAGGCTGTTACTTCATCCCTGGCTGTTGCCAACTTCTTCTCCAAACGTCATGACGATGTACTGAAAAAGATCCGTACGCTTGAATGCTCAGCATCATTCACTGCCCGCAATTTTTCGGTGAGTGATTACACTGATTGCACAGGTCGCAAACTTCCTTGCTACCAAATAACCCGCGACGGCTTTGCGTTTCTTGCTATGGGTTTCACTGGTAAACGTGCTGCCCAGTTCAAAGAGGCATACATCAATGCCTTTAACCAGATGGAGAAACAGCTTTCAAATCCCTCTGTACTGAGCGACGTTGCACATAACGCCAGCGTTCTCTATTCCTACATTTCATCAATTCATCAGGTCTGGCTGCAGCAGCTTTATCCTATGTTGGCAAAAGCCGAATCTCCGCTGGCTGTTAGCTTGTATGACTATATTAATGATGCTTCGGCACTGGCCTGCCTCATAAATTTGTCGCTGAACCCTTCAGAGGTAAGGGGGCGCAAATGATCCGGAATATTTTCAAACGGTTTACCAATCAGACTTTCCGTTGTCCTCGTCCGGGTCAGTGGTACACCACGCCTGCAGGGCATGTTCTACGTGTCAGCCTAGTTGACCGTGAATGTCAGAAGGTGATTTGTGAACCGCTGGGCCGTAATTACCGCGTCAGTATGCCGCTTATAGCCTTTCGCTCCGGAAAAAACATGAAGCATCTCGGAGGTGCAGCATGAGTATGGAGCTGATGGTTAAAGCGATGAAAATTCGAGTGGGTAATCCATTGCGAAAACTGGTTCTGATCAAGCTGGCTGATAATGCCAGCGATCAGGGTGAGTGCTGGCCCAGCTACCAGCATATTGCTGACCAGTGCGAGATTAGCAAACGTTCTGTGATGAATCATATTGCGGCCCTCTGTGAGTCCGGGCTGGTAAAAAAAGTCACCCGGAAAGGTGAAAAAGGTAACTCAAGTAATATCTATCTTCTTCATCTTGATGGTGCAGGAGATTCACTAGGGGGTAGTGCAAATAATTCACTATCTGGTGCAGCAAATTCACCAGGTAGTGCAGGAGTTGCACCAGGGGGTAGTGCAGGAGATTCACCCAGAACCAGTCACTCTTTTGAACCAGTCAAAGAACCAGTCAATGAACCAATAGCTGTTGGTGCATCTGCTGATGAGTCTGTGCGAGTTCGTTCAAACCGACCGGAATACTCTCCGGAGTTTGAGCAGGCATGGCTGGCATACCCCAAACGTGCTGGTGGCAATTCAAAATCAGCAGCCTTCAAAGCCTGGAAAGCCCGTTTGAATGAGGGGGTAAACCCCGAAAACATGCTGGAAGGTGTGAAACGCTACTCGTGCTGGGTATCTGCGATGGGTAACAGCGGCACACAATTTGTGAAACAGGCTGTCACGTTCTTTGGTCCGGATCGTCATTTCGAAGAATCCTGGGAAGTTCCTGCGGTATCTGCAGCCAGACGCGAGGACCCGTACTTCAAAGCCAGTTACGACAACGTGGACTACAGCCAGATCCCGGCAGGATTCAGGGGGTGATTATGAGTCTTTTGAATGAAGTTCAGAAATTCATTGAAGCCCATCCGGGGTGTACTTCCGGAGACATTGCGGATGCTTTTGCTGGTTACTCACGGCAGCGCGTTCTGCAGTCAGCAAGCAAGTTACGTCAGAGTGGGCGTGTGGCTCACCGTTGTGAAGGAGATACACGCAGACATTTCCCGCGCCTGACTGAGAGAGCGCAGGAGCCGGAACCACAATCTGTTCGTGAAACCAGACCTGTGCGCAATTTCTATGTCGGCACTAACGATCCCCGTGTGATTTTGTGCCTGACCCGCCAGGCTGAAGAACTGGAGTCCAGGGGCTTATACCGTCGTGCTGCAACGGTGTGGATGGCGGCATTCCGTGAAAGCCACTCCCAGCCAGAACGAAACAATTTTCTGGCGCGTCGTGAGCAGTGTTTACGGAAAAGCAGCAAGCGCGCTGTATCGGGTGATGAGTGGTATCTGTCAGGGAATTACGTGGGGGCTTAATGACGACGTTAACTCAATGCCAGCAGCAGGTGCTGGATATGCTGATTTCTTATCAGAAAGAACGTGGTTTCCCGCCAACCAATCAGGAGGTGGCAGCCATGCTGGGATACCGTTCGGTGAATGCAGCGGTGGAGCATCTTCGCGCACTGGAGAAAAAAGGCGTCATCACGATAAAGCGTGGCGTGGCCCGGGGTATCACGCTTCATACCACAGTGAAGGACGACGACAGCGAGGCAGCCGGGATTATCCGCGCACTGCTTGCCGGTGAGGAAAACGCCAGACTGCGTGCAGCCCACTGGTTACATGAGAGGGGCCTGAAAGTATGAAGCTGATCCTGCCTTTCCCGCCCAGCGTGAACACGTACTGGCGACACCCCAACAAAGGGGCGTTTGCTGGTAAGAGTCTGATAAGCGCAGCGGGGCGCAAATTCCAGAGCGCGGCATGCGCAGCAATAGTTGAGCAGTTACGTCGTCTGCCGAAACCAACGTCGGCACCTGCTTCAGTGGAGATCGTGTTGTTTCCTCCGGATAACCGGATCCGCGATCTGGACAACTATAACAAGGCGCTGTTTGACGCCCTGACCCACGCGGGTGTGTGGGAAGACGACAGACAGGTGAAAAGAATGCTGGTGGAGTGGGGACCGGTTATCCCGAAAGGGAAGGTCGAGATCACTATCAGTAAGTATGAGAAACCGGCGGGTGCAGCCGCCTGATTAAGAGGAGAAACGAAGTATGAATAATCTGATGGTTATTGATGGTATTGAAGTTCGTCGTGATGCTTATGGGCGTTACAGCCTGAACGATCTGCACAGGGCTGCTGGTTCTCTGGATAAGCATAAGCCTGCATTCTGGCTCCGCAATGAGCAAACTGAGCGTTTAATAAGCGAGTTGCAGATTTGCAACTCGGTCAATATAGAGCCAGTTAACGTTATTCGTGGCGGAAATAACCAGGGGACGTATGTCTGCAAAGAACTGGTGTATGCCTATGCAATGTGGATCAGCCCGTCATTCCATCTGAAGGTGATCCGTACTTTCGACATGGTAACCAGCGCACCGGAAAAATTATCCGGACAGGCTGCTGACAAGATGCAGGCTGGTGTGATCCTGCTGGACTTTATGCGCCGGGAATTAAACCTGTCTAACTCATCAGTGCTTGGAGCCTGTCAGAAGCTTCAGGAGGCTGTTGGCTTACCGAATCTGGCACCGCGCTATGCCATTGATGCTCCTGCTGACGCGCCTGATGGCTCAAGCCGCCCCACGCTGTCACTGAGTGCACTGCTGAAGCAGTATGGTATCCGCCTGACAGCTAATCAGGCATATCACCAGATGGTGAAGCTGGGGATCGTCGAGCAGCGCGAACGATACAGCCGTACCGCGATTAACAACATCAAAAAATTCTGGTCGCTGACAGCGAAAGGCTGCATGTTCGGCAAGAATATCACCAGTCCCGCAAATCCGCGCGAGACGCAGCCGCATTTCTTCGAATCCCGATTCCCTGAGCTGTTAAAGCTGCTCGATACCGTTCATTGAGGTGACCGTGAGAGCACTACTGACCCCTGAAATTGCCCCGCGTATGGGGATCGTATTGTTCAGGCCAGGTTCAGAGTTGATGCCCCTGTTTATGCAGGGGCGTGTCCTGCTGGAGCCTGAGCCGGAACGTTATTCATCTTTCGCCAGTGGTGCCGTTCCGGCGGCATCACAACCGCTGGCGGATGATCCTGCCGTTCGGGCCGTGTTCCGCAATGAGGCAGTGATCCGTCGTGCTGGTGGCGTGGAATGTCTTGAAAGCTGGTTACTTCGTGAAAAAGGCTGCCAGTGGCCTCATTCCGACTGGCACAGCGAGAACATGACCACAATGCGACACGCTCCGGGCGCAATCCGTCTGTGCTGGCACTGCGATAACCAGCTGCGCGATCAGTTCACGGAACGGCTGGAATCAATGGCAACGGATAACTGTGCCCGCTGGGTGTTGTCTGTTGTGCGTCGGGATCTCGGTTTTGATGACAGTCACGTTGTGACAATGCCGGAACTGTGCTGGTGGCTGATTCGTAATGATCTGGCGGATGCCTTACCGGAAAGTGCAGCCCGTAAGGCACTGAGATTACCGAAGCCTGTTGTGCCGTCTGTCACCCGGGAAAGTGACCTTGTGCCTTCGGTTCCTGCCACCAGCATCATCCAGGATAAAGCGAAAAAGGTGCTGGCGCTGAAAGTGGATCCGGAGTCGCCGGAGTCTTTTATGTTACGCCCAAAACGTCGCCGCTGGGTTAATGAAAAGTACACGCGCTGGGTTAAGACACAGCCGTGTGCATGTTGTGGAAAGCCCGCTGATGATCCCCACCACCTGATAGGCCACGGTCAGTGTGGAATGGGTACAAAAGCGCATGACCTTTTTGTGTTGCCTTTGTGCAGAAAGCATCACGACGAGCTGCATGCGGATACCGTGGCATTTGAAGAGAGGTATGGCTCCCAGCTGGAGCTGATATTTCGTTTTATCGATCGTGCGCTGGCAATTGGCGTGCTGGCCTGATTTTGTGGAGAAAGTTGATGCGTGATATTCAAATGGTTCTGGATCGTTGGGGAGCATGGGCGGCGAGTGATAGTTCAGGAGTAGACTATTCTCCTATAGCTGCTGGGTTTAAAGGGCTTCTTCCCTATACAAGCAAAACACGTCAGGCTTGTTCAGATAGTGATGCATTAATTATTGAAGGTTGTCTTGCTCTTCTTAAAAAGCGAAAACCGTACGAGCATTCTTTGATTGTGGCCCATTACCTGTATGGCATCTCGAAAAGAAAGCTTGCAAGAGCTCGCAAAAAAGATGAGAAATTGATACGTATAGAGATACAGATGGCTGAAGGGTTTATTGATGGATGCCTTTCAATGCTGGATGTTAAACTTGAAATGGAGTAGAAAAAAGGGCATTTCTGCCCTTTTTAAATGTGGGGGAGTATCCAGTTTACTTTTCTCCATGTAAAGGCAAAAGTTATTACTGAAATGATAAGAAGAGATAAAGATTCGATAATTAAAATAAATTCTATTTTTTCTCCATGTAACAATGTCTTTTCATTGGCAAACATTGCTATCAAAGCAATAACGCATGCCGTAATTAAAGATGCACCTGCGGTTAATAGATTTACAATAATAACTTGAAGTATGTTGTTGTTTTTTAATGCTTTTATTATTCCATTTGAGTTTTCGCTAGCAGCACTAAAAATTGATATTGTGGCTAAAATAAAACCAAATAAAATACCGGATACAGTTGAAATAACCCCGGAGGCTGTAAGTATGTCAGCATGCCCCATCTGAGGGATATACCTCAGTAGGAACAAGGTGCAAAAAACACTTACAATCAGGTTTCTTAAGTATTTCAATAACATATCCTATACCTTCTTTTTGCTGATATCGTATTGCTTAAGGTATTCATTGTTATCAATTTTAGCAGAAATCATGGCTTGCAGAACATCACTATCAGTGCCATAACCATTAACGGTATATATGTTTTTTTCTGAAATGAGTACCTGATCAAGAAGACTTTGTTCAACGGTATTTTTGGGCTGTGTTACTGCCGCTTTTTTTACAATTCCCGGCATTTTTTCAAGGAGTTCTTTAATACCATCCTTAACGAGATCTGATAAATAACCTTTGACTTTTACTCTCCCTGATGCACGTCCCCTTAGATTTAACTTGAGACGTGTTCCACCCAGCCCTACCATCATATTTACCAGTTCCTTAGAAAATGAACTATTTAGCTGGTAATTTGTTGCATCAAAGTTCCTGGGAGCAGCCAGGACAATATCACAACTTCTCAAAGTACTTCCTGTTTCAAGTAGCTCTTTGACGCTCTCTTTTTTCCAGATGGCTTGGAATGAAAAGTTATTTCCAGGATTACCACTCTGGCTGTAAAGCAGATAAGCTAAATCCGATTCTTTCGGCCCAAGATGATTTTGAGTTAATATTAAAATATCACTATCGTAATAATATAAAAAATAGGTTCTTTCGACTATGTATTTTTTATCATCTAGTGGTATGTTGTGCTCATTCCAGTGTTCATCACCAATATAAGGAAGGAGATACTCTTCGCGTGAGCATGACATGTAGCCGAAGAAATATTTAGCTTTTGTATCTTTATTTATAAAAGCTATTTTTAACTTTTTATTTCTATAGATGGTATCAAAATGATTATTCGTAACGGTTACGCAAGTATTATACAGATTTTCAATTGCTTGCTTAGCAACTGAATGGCTGCGGATAGTCCCAGAACTGCTGGTGTAAAAACCAATTTTAAGTTTTTTTTGTTTCTTTGATTGCGCAATAGTAGCCATGTTAAACCTTAGTATACTAATAATTTCTTATGGATCTTATTTTTTATATGGCTTTAATTTAGCAAAAAAAATTACCGCGGTCCGCAAATTTTATCTTAATCTGTTAAGAGTGGTTACTTCGCCACACAGCTTAAACCCGCCGTCGAGCGGTTTTTTGTACCTGTAAACCTGGTGCAGTACAGTAAACACGCTGGTGGTCGTGAATACTGACTTTTTATCTTGCTGGCTTTTTAGACAAGAGTTATTGGTATGTCATGTTAACCAGAAGGGAAAAAGACATGCTAAAACAGCAAGATATGACAGAAACCGCCGCCGCAGTCCTTCATTTCTTACCTGCTGACAAGTGGGTAACGCCACGCATGATGACGAGAACTACCGGAGTAAGCGAAGCCCAGTGCCAGTTAATACTGACTCAGTTAGTTCTGGCGGGTCTGGCGAAGGATAACGGCGGGTACGGGAATAAATTCAGACGCTGCCAGTAATGGCGGTTTCCTGCTGTGAAAATGGGCGGCTGGTGGGTGTTGGTAGCACCTGCCAGCCATTCGCTCATGCTTACTGGTCACAAGCGAACCACGGCCCACTGCTTTAGCGCAAAAGCAGAGTGAGCCTACCAGAGTTACGCTTACTGATCCATGAAAAATACTGTAAAAATAAACAGTGTTGATTTGATCAACGCTGATTGCCTGCATTTTATTCAGTCCCTGCCTGATGATTCCATTGACCTGATTGTTACCGATCCGCCGTACTTCAAGGTGAAACCCAACGGCTGGGACAATCAGTGGAAAGGGGACGAAGGTTACCTTAAGTGGCTGGACCACTGTCTGGCCCAGTTCTGGCGGGTGTTGAAACCTGCCGGAAGCCTTTACCTGTTCTGTGGACATCGCCTGGCATCTGATATTGAGATCATGATGCGTGAACGTTTCAACGTGCTTAACCATATCATCTAGGCGAAGCCGTCCGGACGTTGGAACGGGTGCAACAAGGAAAGCCTGCGGGCGTATTTTCCGGCAACAGAGCGCATTCTGTTTGCCGGACATTATCAGGGGCCATATCAGCTAAAAAATGATGGCTATGCGGCAAAGGGCAGGGCTCTGAAACAGCATGTGATGGCCCCGCTGATTTCTTACTTTTGTGATGCGCGTGCGGCCCTGGGGATTACGGCAAAACAGATTGTGGATGCTACAGGAAAGAAAAACATGGTGTCGCACTGGTTCAGTGCCAGTCAGTGGCAGCTACCGAATGAAAGCGATTATCTGAAATTACAGGCACTGTTTGCCCGAGTGGCAGAAGAGAAGCACCAGTGTGGAGAACTGGAAAAGCCACATTACCAACTGGTCAGCACATACAGTGAACTGAACCGGCAGTATACGGAACTGCTGAGTGAATATAAAAATTTGCGGCGGTATTTCGGTGTGACTGTGCAGGTGCCGTACACCGATGTGTGGACGCATAAACCGGTGCAGTACTATCCCGGGAAGCACCCGTGCGAAAAACCGGCAGAAATGTTGCAGCAGATAATCAGCGCAAGCAGCCGTCCGGGAGACCTGGTTGCAGATTTCTTCATGGGGTCAGGTTCGACAGTCAAAGCAGCGATGGCGCAGGGACGTCGTGTGATTGGTGTTGAGCTGGAGACTGAGCGTTTTGAGCAGACGGTCAGGGAAGTACAGGATTTAGTCAGTCAGAACGGATGAACTTGCAGAATTAGTTACGTACCGTTATTATCCTGCGCCCGGCCCTTTAGCTCAGTGGTTAGAGCGAGCGACTCATAATCGCCAGGTCGCTGGTTCAAATCCAGCAAGGGCCACCATTCCGCCACCAGCTCATCTGGATAGAGCATCAGCCTTCTAAGTTGATTGTGCGAGGTTCGAGCACCCGGTGGCGGACCATTCCATGCAAGTTTAGCTGGCAGCGCTATTAGCTCGGCGTAATTGGGATATTCGTCAGGCTCTGTTAGTTCACCATATTGCGTCATAGATTTTCTATCAACGATACAATTAACGTTAAATGTTGCAAAAACTCCTGCTGATGTAAGTCTTGCGATCTGTTATTCCCGGAGTGTTTCCTGTTATTTATTGCGACAACTGAATCAGTGTGTTCCCAAATCGTTTATATTTGTGTTAGTTTTTACGCAATCTCCTGTGCGAAATCAGAATTCTGGATGGAATAACATAAACTGTATGTAATTGATACAGATTTATACATATTTTTAAATCTGAAAACTAATTAGTTTTTGATGTCATATGAATTATCGGTAATATTACTCCCGACCCGGAAGACAGCAAGTTTATGTTCACAGCGGTGTTCCCCGCTGTCTTGCGGTTCATTGTAGGCTTCCGTTCAATCATATTGAAGGTCTGTTATCAGTATCATTATTGTGGTTACGGAGGCCTGCTCTTTATTCAGGTATCGTATAGTAGCTATTACCGCAGCCTTCTGGGTTGGCGATGCAGGTTCGATTCCTGTTCTCCACAACTTCATTGTTTTATTTCTGACGGACTTTTACAGCACTGGCGGTTTCCGAGTTGAATAATAGTTCAGGTTTTTTATTGTTCTCCATTCTGCAATAGCGGATACAGTGCTGTTCTTTTTTTTGTTCATGAAGTTGCGTTATTGGAAAAAAGTCGTTGCCAGAATGAGTCGTTGCCTGTTTTGGTGCCTGCGATTTGCCAGAATTGCGTTGCAGGCTGACGACTCATTCTGGCAGCGGCCATACTTACAATAATCGCTGTTCCAGTCTTACATGATGAATGCGTTAGCCCGTCTCCGGACGGGTATTTTTTTGCCTGTAGCCAGGCCCGCTACTGCGAGCTTTTTTCATATCCGCGCCACGTCCGGTGCACATCAAAAACCACAGAGCCTTTCAGGGGGGGGGAGCTTACGGGATGGTCGGTGTGACTTTCTCTGTGGGCTGCTCATCCCGGGGCGAGGCTCTCCCACTAAAAGGAAACGTCACGATGTTTGGTATTTTCAAAAAGAAAACCTGCAAGGCGATTGTTGAGGTGAAGAAGATGGAAAATCGCGATGCGGTGGAAGCGACCGTCTGGGGCGCATATTCCATTGCATATGCTGACGGTACCTGCGACGCGAAAGAAATCGCAGTGCTGGAGAAAACCATTGCAGCACTTCCGGCCTTTGCGCTGTTCTCAGGTGAGATTGCCCAGATGAGCGCCAATATCCGCGCCCGTTATGAAGCATCCCCGCGTTCTGCCAATGCTGAAGCCCTCCGTCAGCTGGCTGACGTGGCAGGGACAACAGAGGCGGTTGACGTACTGTGCCTCTGTCTGGATATCGCTGACCAGGATAGCATTAGTCCGGATGAAGAAGCGCAGCTCAAGAAAATTGCACAGGCGCTTCAGTTACCACTGGAGCAGTATCTGTGAAAAGTGCACGTCTTGTGCTGGCTGCCATCCTGCTGTTTCTGGTAGTGGCAGTAGATTTTGCCGGACGGCTGATGTCGGTTCTGGCTGATGGCGTGCTGGTAGCGATGGTGATGGTTGTTCTCTGGCCTTTACTGCGCAAATCTGAATAACACCACACAAAAGGCATCTGTGGGTGCAGGTGTCTTTGACGGGGTGTTTTTTGGTGGGCCGCTGGTGGCTCTTTTTTATTTACAGGAGAAAAAAGGTATGTCTGAACCCTTGTCCGGTTCCGGTACGGCCGCGGCGCTCGGCGGGGCGACGGTATTCGGGCTGTTCACCGGAACGGATTTCGGGATTGTGTTTGGTGCCTTTGCCGGTGCGCTGTTTGTGGCAACAATGCCGCAGACGCTTTCAGCCTGGCGTGTGGCTGCACATTTCCTGGTGTCCTTTATTGTTGGTGTTCTTGGGGCCCGTGGTGTGGCGGGGTATATGGCGGAGCGTATTGGGTTTGACAGCGCTTCCGTTGATGCGTTGTGTGCAGTACTGGTGTCGGTGGTTTCAGTAAAGGTCCTGTCATTCATCCATCAGCAGGATATTACATCGCTGGTATCCGGTCTGTTCTCCCGTCAACGGGGAGGTGGTGGTAATGGCAAATAATCTTCCCGGATTGCTGAATGTAGCGTTGTGCTCGTTTATCGTGCCAACGCTATTTTTTTATCGTCGTCGTGATTCCAGACATAAGCCGCTGGTGTCATTGCTGGCCTGGCTGCTGATGACGGTATATGCACTTCCGCCACTTGCCTTTCTCTGCGGCACAATCCTTCCCGGTAACTGGCTGGTCGTCATGATTAATCTGGTGTTCTGCGTGCTGGTTGTTCGTGCGCGCGGTAATGTTTCAAAAATTTTTGCCTTACTGAGTGGCTGATATGAAATCGAGAGATGAAGTTTTTGATGAAATCCTGGGAAAAGAGGGGGGCTACGTCAGTCACCCTGACGATACAGGTGGTGCAACGAAGTGGGGCATAACTGAAAAAGTGGCGCGGTCACATGGGTACCGTGGCGATATGCGTGATTTGAGCCGCGGGCAGGCGCTGGAAATTCTGGAGGCAGACTACTGGTACGGACCGAATTTCGACAAGGTGGCAAACCTGTCTGCGGACATTGCCGCAGAGCTTTGCGACACGGGTGTGAACATGGGGCCGGCAGTTGCGGCAAAGATGCTTCAGCGCTGGCTGAATGTATTTAACCAGAAGGGGATGCTGTATCCGGACATGGATACAGACGGGTGTATCGGCCCACGAACCATTAACGCACTACGTGTATTCCTGGAAAAACGCGGTAAAGATGGCGAACTGGTGATGCTGACAGCACTGAACTGTACACAGGGGGAGCGTTATCTGGCGCTGGCAGAGAAACGTGAGGCTAACGAGTCCTTTGTCTATGGCTGGATGAAAGCGCGTGTTGGTTTGTAAACGCATCGGAAAAGGTCGCTTCTGCGGCCTTATTTTTTGCACTTCGCACAGTGCATACAGAACAGAGAACCTTTCAGGATGAGTCTTGAGGAAAACCGGTAGTGGTCTGGTTAACCCTCTCTGGCTGGTTATTCCTGTGCGCAAGGTTCATCACTAAAAGGAATAAACCATGAATATGATCACAGCTTGTTTAATTTCTGACTGTATGAGTGGAAATTGCTAAAAATGGTGAACGTATTGAGCATCCATTGGTTGACTAGGTCATCAGATTGGTTTATTGGTTTCCCCTTCATAAAGGGGTATGGAGCATATATAACCTGAAAGCGCCGTATTGCTGATTTTATATAAGTATCTTTTTGTTTTAGAAATTCTTTATTGTAAAATGAGAATGTATGATTGTTTTCGTCGATTTGGCCTAATGTATAATTGTTATTACAAATAAAGATGTGCTTACTTGCTTGTTTTTTTTGTGAAGGGGGTGGTAGTATTTCTATGTAGTTGATATATAGGTGATATTGATGTTTCGCGATGTTTTTATTCATAACTCACTTGGCGTAATTTTTATGCTGTTGGCTATTGTTGCGCTTGTTGTTAATTTTTACATGGTTCGCTTTAGTAAGAAGAACTACATAGTTATTGGATGTTTGTTAAGTTTACTTCTCTGGTCGTGTATTATTATTTTGATCGGAGATTACTTGTCTTTTTTAATCGATGGTTTTCACATAAAATATCTTTCCAGGACAGTGGTAAGGATACTTTCAATATTGTTGATTGTTACTGTTTTTATACGAAAGGCATTTATTGTTATTGATTATTTAGAGAGAAGGCAAGTAAGTAAAGGGCGTGATGTAACTGATTCAAGAGTAATTTCAAAAGTTCTAAAAATAATAGTTTTATTGATATCTTTATTGGTTTTCGGCCAGCAAGTTGGCATGAGTTTTTCCGGGTTGCTTGCCTTTGGTGGGATTGGGGGTATCGCTGTTGGCATGGCTGGCAAAGATATTCTAAGTAATTTCTTCTCTGGTGTTATGCTATATTTTGATCGTCCATTTAACATTGGTGATTGGATTCGTTCACCGGATAGAAATATCGAGGGTGTTGTTGCTGAAATCGGCTGGAGATTGACAAAGGTAATTACTTTTGAAAACAGGCCAATGTACATCCCAAACTCATTATTTTCTGATATTTCTTTAGAAAACCCTGGTAGAATGACTAATAGGAGAATAAAAACAACGATTGGTTTACGATATGAGGATTCTAAAAAAATTTCGCTCATTGTGGAAGATATTCGTAATTATCTTATGCATGAAGAGAGTATAGATCAAAGACAGACGTTGCTTGTTTATTTTAACGAGTTTGGGGATTCCTCATTGAATATTATGGTGTGTTGTTTCACTTATACAAGGGACTGGGAGGAGTGGCTTGACATTCAGCAAAAAGTTTATCTGAGAATTGTTGATATTGTGCATAATCACAAAGCAGATTTTGCATACCCCAGTACAACTCTTTACTTTTCATCCAATTAAGACTTTTGTTACAGCGGTCTATCAATAACAGACTGCTGTAGTTTAACAAATAAAACGATTTCGTGGATGTATTATTAAGTGGTTAATCAATGATATTTGATGGTGGATTGTATCTTCTTACTCATATGGATAGAAGTTATTGCAGATACACCATATTAAAGATTGTGAGACAGACGTAAGACAATCGGCAAAGAAACGGATTATATATTACTTTAAGCTATTCTTTACACGTACAATTTGTGAAGTGTTTAAAAATTTCCGACTAGTTGAAAGTGTATCGGATTACCAGTATATACAGTTGGCTTTTCTACTGAAACAAGCGACTGGCTGGAGCTCGATGAATTACTATTGATTATGAGGTGTCTCATGGTGGCTCTGAGATTAGCGTGTCCGAATGGTTGCTACGCTCTCAAATTTACATTAATTCGTTTGTCACCTCACCAGGTTGAGACATTGATATTTGATATCGATAATTCCTGTTGTTTGCGGGTCCTTTCCGGTGAGCCAGCATGCTACGGGGCGTCAGGCGCGCGGGTTTTCGCTATTTATGAAAATTTTCCGGTTTAAGGCGTTTCCGTTCTTCTTCGTCATAACTTAATGTTTTTATTTAAAATACCCTCTGAAAAGAAAGGAAACGACAGGTGCTGAAAGCGAGCTTTTTGGCCTTTGTCGTTTCCTTTCTCTGTTTTTGTCCGTGGAATGAACAATGGAAGTCAACAAAAAGCAGCTGGCTGACATTTTCGGTGCGAGTATCCGTACCATTCAGAACTGGCAGGAACAGGGAATGCCCGTTCTGCGAGGCGGTGGCAAGGGTAATGAGGTGCTTTATGACTCTGCCGCCGTCATAAAATGGTATGCCGAAAGGGATGCTGAAATTGAGAACGAAAAGCTGCGCCGGGAAGTTGAAGAACTGCGGCTGGCCAGCGAGACAGATCTCCAGCCAGGGACTATTGAGTACGAACGCCATCGACTTACGCGTGCGCAGGCCGACGCACAGGAACTGAAGAATGCCAGAGACTCAGCTGAAGTGGTGGAAACCGCATTCTGTACTTTCGTGCTGTCGCGGATCGCAGGTGAAATTGCCAGTATTCTCGACGGGATCCCCCTGTCGGTGCAGCGGCGTTTTCCGGAACTGGAAAACCGACATGTTGATTTCCTGAAACGGGATATCATCAAAGCCATGAACAAAGCAGCCGCGCTGGATGAACTGATACCGGGGTTGCTGAGTGAATATATCGAACAGTCAGGTTAACAGGCTGCGGCATTTTGTCCGCGCCGGGCTTCGCTCACTGTTCAGGCCGGAGCCACAGACCGCCGTTGAATGGGCGGATGCCAATTACTATCTCCCAAAAGAATCCGCATACCAGGAAGGGCGCTGGGAAACACTGCCCTTTCAGCGGGCCATCATGAATGCGATGGGCAGTGACTACATCCGCGAGGTGAATGTGGTGAAGTCTGCCCGTGTTGGTTATTCCAAAATGCTGCTGGGTGTTTATGCCTACTTCATAGAGCATAAGCAGCGCAACACCCTTATCTGGTTGCCGACGGATGGTGATGCCGAGAACTTCATGAAAACCCACGTTGAGCCGACTATTCGTGATATTCCGTCGCTGCTGGCGCTGGCCCCGTGGTATGGCAAAAAGCACCGGGATAACACGCTCACCATGAAGCGTTTCACCAATGGGCGTGGCTTCTGGTGCCTGGGCGGTAAAGCGGCAAAAAACTACCGTGAAAAGTCAGTGGATGTGGCGGGTTATGATGAACTTGCTGCCTTTGATGAGGATATTGAACAGGAAGGCTCTCCGACGTTCCTGGGCGATAAGCGTATTGAAGGCTCGGTCTGGCCAAAGTCCATCCGTGGCTCCACGCCCAAAGTGAGAGGCACCTGCCAGATTGAGCGTGCAGCCAGTGAATCCCCGCATTTTATGCGTTTTCATGTTGCCTGCCCGCACTGTGGGGAGGAGCAGTACCTTAAATTTGGCGATAAAGAGACGCCGTTTGGCCTCAAATGGACGCCGGATGATCCCGCCAGCGTGTTTTATCTCTGCGAGCATAACGCCTGCGTCATCCGCCAGCAGGAGCTGGACTTTACTGATGCCCGTTATATCTGCGAAAAGACCGGGATCTGGACCCGTGATGGCATTCTCTGGTTTTCGTCATCCGGTGAAGAGATTGAGCCACCTGACAGTGTGACCTTTCACATCTGGACGGCGTACAGCCCGTTCACCACCTGGGTGCAGATTGTCAAAGACTGGATGAAAACGAAAGGGGATACGGGAAAACGTAAAACCTTCGTGAACACCACGCTCGGTGAGACGTGGGAAGCGAAAATCGGCGAACGTCCGGATGCTGAAGTGATGGCAGAGCGGAAAGAGCATTATTCAGCGCCCGTTCCTGACCGTGTGGCTTACCTGACCGCCGGTATCGACTCCCAGCTGGACCGCTACGAAATGCGCGTATGGGGATGGGGGCCGGGTGAGGAAAGCTGGCTGATTGACCGGCAGATTATTATGGGCCGCCACGACGATGAACAGACGCTGCTGCGTGTGGATGAGGCCATCAATAAAACCTATACCCGCCGGAATGGTGCAGAAATGTCGGTATCCCGTATCTGCTGGGATACTGGCGGGATTGACCCGACCATTGTGTATGAACGCTCGAAAAAGCATGGGCTGTTCCGGGTGATCCCCATTAAAGGGGCATCCGTCTACGGAAAGCCGGTGGCCAGCATGCCACGTAAGCGAAACAAAAACGGGGTTTATCTTACCGAAATTGGTACGGATACCGCGAAAGAGCAGATTTATAACCGCTTCACACTGACGCCGGAAGGGGATGAACCGCTTCCCGGTGCCGTTCACTTCCCGAATAACCCGGATATTTTTGATCTGACCGAAGCGCAGCAGCTGACTGCTGAAGAGCAGGTCGAAAAATGGGTGGATGGCAGGAAAAAAATACTGTGGGACAGCAAAAAGCGACGCAATGAGGCGCTCGACTGCTTCGTTTATGCGCTGGCGGCGCTGCGCATCAGTATTTCCCGCTGGCAGCTGGATCTCAGTGCACTGCTGGCGAGCCTGCAGGAAGAGGATGGTGCAGCAACCAACAAGAAAACACTGGCAGATTACGCCCGTGCCTTATCCGGAGAGGATGAATGACGCGACAGGAAGAACTTGCCGCTGCCCGTGCGGCACTGCATGACCTGATGACAGGAAAACGGGTGGCAACGGTACAGAAAGACGGACGGCGAGTGGAGTTTACGGCCACTTCCGTGTCTGACCTGAAAAAATACATTGCTGAGCTGGAAGTGCGGACCGGCATGACACAGCGACGCAGGGGACCTGCAGGATTTTATGTATGAAAATGTCCACCATTCCCACCCTTCTGGGGCCGGACGGCATGACATCGCTGCGTGAATATGCCGGTTATCACGGCGGTGGCAGCGGATTTGGTGGGCAGTTGCGGGCGTGGAACCCATCGAGTGAAAGTGTGGATGCAGCCCTGCTGCCCAACTTTACCCGTGGCAATGCCCGCGCAGACGATCTGGTACGCAATAACGGCTATGCCGCCAACGCCATCCAGTTGCATCAGGATCATATCGTCGGGTCTTTTTTCCGACTCAGTCATCGCCCAAGCTGGCGCTATCTGGGCATCGGGGAGGAAGAAGCCCGTGCCTTTTCCCGCGAGGTTGAAGCGGCATGGAAAGAGTTTGCCGAGGATGACTGCTGCTGCATTGACGTTGAGCGAAAACGCACGTTTACCATGATGATTCGGGAAGGTGTGGCCATGCACGCCTTTAACGGTGAACTGTTCGTTCAGGCCACCTGGGATACCAGTCCCTCGCGGCTTTTCCGGACACAGTTCCGGATGGTAAGCCCGAAGCGCATCAGCAACCCGAACAATACCGGCGACAGCCGGAACTGCCGTGCCGGTGTGCAGATTAATGACAGCGGTGCGGCGCTGGGATATTACGTCAGCGAGGACGGCTATCCTGGCTGGATGCCGCAGAAATGGACATGGATACCCCGTGAGTTACCCGGCGGGCGCGCCTCGTTCATTCACGTTTTTGAACCCGTGGAGGACGGGCAGACCCGCGGTGCAAATGTGTTTTACAGCGTGATGGAGCAGATGAAGATGCTCGACACGCTGCAGAACACGCAGCTGCAGAGCGCCATTGTGAAGGCGATGTATGCCGCCACCATTGAGAGTGAGCTGGATACGCAGTCAGCGATGGATTTTATTCTGGGCGCGAACAGTCAGGAGCAGCGGGAAAGGCTGACCGGCTGGATTGGTGAAATTGCCGCGTATTACGCCGCAGCACCGGTCCGTCTGGGAGGCGCAAAAGTGCCGCACCTGATGCCGGGGGACTCACTGAACCTGCAGACGGCTCAGGACACGGATAACGGCTACTCCGTGTTTGAGCAGTCACTGTTGCGGTATATCGCTGCCGGGCTGGGTGTCTCGTATGAGCAGCTTTCCCGGAATTACGCCCAGATGAGCTACTCCACGGCACGGGCCAGTGCGAACGAGTCGTGGGCGTACTTTATGGGGCGGCGAAAATTCGTCGCATCCCGTCAGGCGAGCCAGATGTTTCTGTGCTGGCTGGAAGAGGCCATCGCTCGCCGCGTGGTGACGTTACCTTCAAAAGCGCGCTTCAGTTTTCAGGAAGCCCGAAGTGCCTGGGGGAACTGCGACTGGATAGGCTCCGGTCGTATGGCCATCGATGGTCTGAAAGAAGTACAGGAAGCGGTGATGCTGATAGAAGCCGGACTGAGTACCTACGAGAAAGAGTGCGCAAAACGCGGTGACGACTATCAGGAAATTTTTGCCCAGCAGGTCCGTGAAACGATGGAGCGCCGTGCAGCCGGTCTTAAACCGCCCGCCTGGGCGGCTGCGGCATTTGAATCCGGGCTGCGACAATCAACAGAGGAGGAGAAGAGTGACAGCAGAGCTGCGTAATCTCCCGCATATTGCCAGCATGGCTTTTAATGAGCCGCTGATGCTTGAACCCGCCTATGCGCGGGTTTTCTTTTGTGCGCTTGCAGGCCAGCTTGGGATCAGTCGCCTGACGGATGCGGTGTCCGGCGACAGCCTGACTGCCGGAGAGGCACCCGCGGCGCTGGCGTTATCCGGTGATGATGACGGACCACGACAGGCCCGCAGTTATCAGGTCATGAACGGCATCGCCGTGCTGCCGGTGTCCGGTACGCTGGTCAGCCGGACGCGGGCGCTGCAGCCGTATTCGGGAATGACCGGTTACAACGGCATTATCGCCCGTCTGCAACAGGCTGCCAGCGATCCGATGGTGGACGGCATTCTGCTCGATATGGACACACCGGGCGGGATGGTGGCGGGAGCATTTGACTGTGCTGACATCATCGCCCGTGTGCGAGACATAAAACCGGTATGGGCGCTGGCCAACGACATGAACTGCAGTGCAGGTCAGCTGCTTGCCAGCGCCGCCTCCCGGCGTCTGGTCACGCAGACCGCCCGGACAGGCTCCATCGGCGTCATGATGACTCACAGTAATTACGGTGCTGCGCTGGAGAAACAGGGTGTGGAAATCACGCTGATTTACAGCGGCAGCCATAAGGTGGATGGCAACCCCTACAGCCATCTTCCGGATGACGTCCGGGAGACACTGCAGTCCCGGATGGATGCAACCCGCCGGATGTTTGCGCAGAAGGTGTCGGCATATACCGGCCTGTCCGTGCAGGCTGTGCTGGATACCGAGGCTGCAGTGTACAGCGGTCAGGAGGCCATTGATGCCGGACTGGCTGATGAACTTGTCAACAGCACCGATGCGATCACCGTTATGCGTGATGCACTGGATGCACGTAAATCCCGTCTCTCAGGAGGGCGAATGACCAAAGAGACTCAATCAACAACTGTTTCAGCCACTGCTTCGCAGGCTGACGTTACTGGCGTGGTGCCAGCGACGGAGGGCGAAAACGCCAGCGCGGCGCAGCCGGACGTGAACGCGCAGATCACCGCTGCGGTTGCGGCAGAAAACAGCCGCATTATGGGGATCCTCAACTGTGAGGAGGCTCACGGACGCGAAGAACAGGCCCGCGTGCTGGCCGAAACCCCCGGTATGACCGTGGAAACGGCCCGCCGCATTCTGGCCGCAGCACCACAGAGTGCACAGGCGCGCAGTGACACTGCGCTGGATCGTCTGATGCAGGGGGCACCGGCACCGCTGGCTGCAGGTAACCCGGCATCTGATGCCGTTAACGATTTGCTGAACACACCAGTGTAAGGGATGTTTATGACGAGCAAAGAAACCTTTACCCATTACCAGCCGCTGGGCAACAGTGACCCGGCTCATACCGCAACCGCGCCCGGCGGATTGAGTGCGAAAGCGCCTGCAATGACCCCGCTGATGCCGGATACCTCCACCCGTAAGCTGGTTGCGTGGGATGGCACCACCGACGGTGCTGCCGTTGGCATTCTGGCGGTTGCTGCTGACCAGACCAGCAACACGCTGACGTTCTACAAGTCCGGCACGTTCCGTTATGAGGATGTGCTCTGGCCGGAGGCTGCCAGCGACGAGACGAAAAAACGGACCGCGTTTGCCGGAACGGCAATCAGCATCGTTTAACCTGACCCTTCATCACTAAAGGCCGCCTGTGCGGCTTTTTTTACGGGATTTTTTTATGTCGATGTACACAACCGCCCAGCTGCTGGCGGCAAATGAGCAGAAATTTAAGTTTGATCCGCTGTTTCTGCGTCTCTTTTTCCGTGAGAGCTATCCCTTCACCACGGAGAAAGTCTATCTCTCACAAATTCCGGGACTGGTAAACATGGCGCTGTACGTTTCGCCGATTGTTTCCGGTGAGGTTATCCGCTCCCGTGGCGGCTCCACCTCTGAATTTACACCGGGATATGTCAAGCCCAAGCATGAGGTGAATCCGCAGATGACCCTGCGTCGCCTGCCGGATGAAGATCCACAGAATCTGGCGGACCCGGCTTACCGCCGCCGTCGCATCATCATGCAGAACATGCGAGACGAGGAGCTTGCCATTGCTCAGGTCGAAGAGATGCAGGCCGTTTCTGCTGTGCTTAAGGGCAAATACACCATGACCGGTGAAGCCTTCGATCCGGTTGAGGTGGATATGGGCCGCAGTGAGGCGAATAACATCACACAGTCCGGCGGCACGGAGTGGAGCAATCGCGACAAGTCCACGTATGACCCGACCGACGATATCGAAGCCTACGCGCTGAACGCCAGCGGTGTGGTGAATATCATCGTGTTTGATCCGAAAGGCTGGGCGCTGTTCCGTTCCTTCAAAGCCGTCAGGGAGAAGCTGGATACCCGTCGCGGCTCTCATTCCGAGCTGGAGACAGCGGTAAAAGACCTGGGTAAAGCGGTGTCCTATAAGGGGATGTATGGCGATGTGGCCATCGTCGTGTATTCCGGACAGTACGTGGAAAACGGCGTCAAAAAGAACTTTCTGCCGGACAACACGATGGTACTGGGGAACACTCAGGCACGCGGTCTGCGCACCTATGGTTGTATTCAGGATGCGGATGCATTGAGTGAGGGTATTAATGCGTCTCCCCGTTATCCGAAAAACTGGAAGACATCCGGCGATCCGGCGCGTGAGTTCACTATGATTCAGTCAGCACCGCTGATGCTGCTGGCTGACCCTGATGAGTTCGTGTCCGTACAACTGGCGTAATCGTGGCCCTTCGGGGCCATTGTTTCTCTGTGGAGGAGTCCATGACGAAAGATGAACTGATTGCCCGTCTTCAGGTGCTGGGTGAGCAACTGAACCGTGATGTCAGCCTGACGGGGACGAAAGAAGAACTGGCGCTCCGTGTGGCAGAGCTGGAAGAGGAGCTTGATGACACGGATGACGCTGCCGGTCAGGACACGTCTGTCAGCCCGGAAAATGCGCTGACCGGGCATGAAAATGAGGTGGTGTCAGCGCAGCCAGGTACCGTGACTGATACGGCTGCTCTGGTCACGGTCGTGGCACTGGTGACGCTGCATACTGATGCACTTCACGCCTCGCGGGATGAACCTGTGGCATTTGTGCTGCCGGGAACGGCGTTTCGTGTCTCTGCCGGTGTGGCAGCCGAAATGACAGAACGTGGCCTGGCCAGAATGCAATAACGGGAGGCGCTGTGGCTGATTTCGATAACCTGTTCGATGCTGCCATTGCCTGCGCCGATGAAACGATACGCGGGTACATGGGAACGTCAGCCACCATGACATCCGGTGAGCAGTCCGGTGCTGTGATACGTGGTGTTTTTGATGACCCTGAAAATATCAGCTATGCCGGACAGGGCGTGCGCGTTGAAGGCTCCAGCCCGTCCCTGTTTGTCCGGACTGATGAGGTGCGGCAGCTGCGGCGTGGAGACACGCTGACCATCGGTGAGGAAAACTTCTGGATAGACCGGGTTTCGCCGGATGATGGTGGAAGCTGTCATCTCTGGCTTGGGCGGGGCGTACCGCCTGCCGTTAACCGTCGCCGCTGAAAGGGGGATGTATGGCCATAAAAGGTCTTGAGCAGGCCGTTGAAAACCTCAGCCGTATCAGCAAAACGGCGGTGCCCGGTGCCTCCGCAATGGCCATTAACCGCGTTGCTTCATCCGCGATATCGCAGTCTGCGTCACAGGTTGCCCGTGAGACAAAGGTACGCCGGAAACTGGTAAAGGAAAGGGCCAGGCTGAAAAGGGCCACGGTTAAAAATCCGCAGGCCAGAATCAGGGTTAACAGGGGGGATTTGCCCGTCATCAGGCTGGGTAACGCGCGGGTTGTCCTGTCC